ATACCGCTACCATTGGCAGAAATAAAACCTGTATTGGTTCCTTTTCCAACGGCACTAACAGTACATAAGACCAATTCTCCGCTTACAGCTGCTCCTGATGCTTGAGCGCCATAACCGACATAAGTACATGAATTTCCGGTTGTTAACGCAGTCCCTGAGTATCCAGCAGCTGCACCAATTGCTACGATACGATAACCTGTGGTAACTCCGAATCCAGCTTTATATCCAACAAATACCGAGTTTCCTTCAGTTCCCGTTCCGGTAGACTGACTATATCCAGCTTGGTATCCAACAGCTACGTTTTGAACAACACCATTTTGTGAATAAAGAGCCTGTGTTCCAACGGCAGTGTTGTAGTTACCATTAGTTTCCGAAAAAGCAGCCTGATAACCAACTGCCGTATTGTTAGCGGCAGTCGTATTGGAATAAAGTGCTTGAGTACCAACAGCGGTAACACTTGCTCCAGTTGTACTTACACCGGCGTTATACCCAAGAGCAGTCAAGTATGGAGATGCGCCAGAAGCAGTCATCTTTCCGTAGACAGTACCCAAAACAGTTGGCGTTGCCGCAGCCGTTGAAATCGTGGCCCAAGAAAGCGTACCCGTTCCATTAGTGGTCAATGCTTGACCGCTAGTACCGTCAGCAGAGGGAAGCGTGTAGGTTGTAGAACCGGCAGCAGCAGCCCCTTGCAAAGCCACATAACCAGAACTTGATCCTGACAGCTTCAGAGTGGTTTTAACTGTCAATTCAGTAGGGTTAATTCCCAACTCAACAACAGTTCCACCGCTGTTTTTAGTAAACAGTCGCTTGTCAGTGACGTTAACCGCCAACTCGCCTTGAGTCAAGTCTCCAGTGAGAGGAACTGCGGCAGCAGTGCTGGAGTTTTTAGTTACGATAGTAGAAGCCATAGTTTTCCTTTAATATGTGCCACCGTTAATTGTGCCTGTAATCTTAGAACCAGCTAACGTAGTCAGCCAGGTTGGATCAGAATAAGTACCTGTTGTATAAACCCCGTTAGTGACAGTTGCTGCATTGCCTCCAATAGACAAGCTGGTTGCAGTACCTGTTAATCCCGTTCCAGGGCCACTGAACTGAGTGGATGCTGTAATCGTTGTTCCATTAACAGTTCCAACTGTAATGTTAGGCGTACCAGTCAAGCCACCAGCAGTTCCTGTTGTGTTCTGGTTCAACGTAGGCACATCAGCAGCCTGGATGGTTGCCATCACTACGTTAGTTCCGTTACCACGCAGATAAGACCCGCTAGTGACTGCACCGGCAAAAGCATTCATGGCTGCTTGAGCCGTGGTCTGACCAGATCCACCGTTAGCAATAGCGACTGTTCCAGTCACATTAGCTGCATTACCGCTGATATTTCCACTCACCTGAGAACCTGGGAGACTCAAAGCACTCAGGGTTGTCAATGTTGAGTTGGTCGTTGCAGTAATATTAGCTGCCGTACCTGTTGTATTCTGATTCAGTGTAGGAACGTCTGCTGCTTGAATAGTTGACAAACTAGAATTGGTTCCGTCTGACCTTAAATACTTTCCAGAAGACTGAGTTCCTGTTAACGCATTAATAGCTGCTTGTTGAGTAGCTTGTCCTGTACCGCCATTAGCAATCGCAACCGTACCAGTTACGTTAGCAGCGTTTCCACTGATGTTACCGCTAACAATTGACCCTGAAATGGAGGTCAACCATGTAGGATTAGAGTAAGATACAGTAGAATACAGGCCGTTAGTAACCGTAGCAGCATTACCAGTGATTGAAATACCCCAAGTACCTGAAGCACCAGTGCCCGTCAAAGGAGCATACGTGCTTGCAGCCACTGCCGTGGTTAAATAACCAGCACTTGCGTGATTGCCCCAGCCGTAGGCAGTATCCCAGTTAGTCTGCTTCGTATCCGTAGGAATAGAATACCCAGCAGTATACGATAGCGCCAAGGTTCCAGTAGACGTTACAGGACTTCCAGAAACTGTCAAACCAGTTGGTGCTGTCAATGCAACAGAGGTTACTCCAACATCAACAGTTACCCACGAAGCAGCAGATCCGTTGGTGGTTAGATATTTACCGTTGTTGCCTGTCTGTGACGGAAGAGCATCAACTGTAGACCAGGATGTAATTGATCCATCTGTGGTCAAATACTTTCCAGCATTCCCTGTAACACTGGGAACAAAGCCAGCAGCCTGAGCAGCACTTGCAGATGCACTGGCAGCACTAATGGCAGCAGAAGCCGCAGAAGAACTGGCAGCACTTGCAGATGAAGACGCTGCACTTGCAGACGAGGCAGCTTCAGCAGCCTTCTGGATTACCAGTTCTGCCGCATTGGAAGCATCATCTGTAGCATCTCCTGAGCCTCCAGGTCCACGATAGATTGCCATTTAGACTCCAAATAATTTGTTAGATACGTTTGTCTCAGGAACAAACTTAGTCTGATACCAAGACTGCAATGGGGTTGCTACATCAGCCGGAGCAGTAGGGAACAGTCGATTGTAATTTTGCTGTATCTGTTGATAATACTCAGGACTATAGTTAGCAGAGCCGCTATAGGTTCCAGTAAATGGAGTAGGTGGTTTAATACCAGGAGTAGTTCCTGTTCCTCCAGTCAATCCTCCAAGAAGACCGCCAACAGCATTTGCAGCCAACGCTCCACCGCCTAAAAGACCTGCTCCTTGTAGCAACTTAGACAAATTAACAGCCTGACGAACTTTATTCAAGTCAGACAAACTAACATTCGGTCCTTGATTTAAGATCGCATCAATCTCTGCTTGAGTAGCGGGAGGAAGATCAGACAATGAAGAAGGCTCAATGCCAATATCTTTATAGAACTGGTCTTGCCACTCAGCCTCAGTCATTCCAAGGTCGCCACCCTCAAGATTAGGAGCGGTTTCAACAGGGGTTGTAGAAGGTTGAGTCGTAGGTGTTTGAGGTACTTCAGGCGTGGTGGTAGGCTGCGGTGCTGTCTCTACCGGAGACATATCAGCAGTTTCCCAGTTTGATGGTGGTTGATAGCCGTCCCAAGCCTCTAAACCAGTAGAACCTAAAGCATCAGCCCAAGAAGCATCATAACCTAAATTAGCCAACTCACTTGCTGAAAGCTCGCCAAACCCGCCGTCAGCAAGAATACTTCCTAAAGCCCGATCAGCGGCAATATCTCCAGCACCCTGCCCAGCAGAAGCTAACCAGTTTGGATCCCATCCTGCATTAGCCAACGATGTGCCCCCAGCCGCACCGAGGCCAAGGGTTTCTGCGGTTACTCCATAAGAAGCAAGTTCAGCCGCGCTAAGTTCTCCAAAACCCGCGCCCAATGCACCCGCCCCAGCCGCCTCACCAGCTAGCAGCTCAAGCCCGGCAGGGATACCGAATGCCAAACCAAGCAGGGCTACGAAGGGTAAAAACCCGCCAAGCCCGCCATCATCTCCAGGCCAATAAATAGTGCCCGTGGCTGTTTTAGGATCAAAAACAGTTGTGTTTTTGCCTTTTTTGTAGATATAGTTTCCATTTTCGTCCTGGCCTTGGTACGTACCATATTGGTCAGGATAAATATTTCTATTCCCGAGGCTAAGCGCACCGTCAGGGTTGTAGTTATAGTCAGTGGGCTTGCCCCCAGTTTGTGCGTAAATCCCATCTATATAATCTTGTTTACGCCACACGTACCCTTGATACGGGTCTTTAATGCCAGCATTTGTGAAATCAGCCTGAAATTGTTTGGGATCAATGTTGGTTTTAGTGGCTTTATCCAGCAGGTCTTTTGACTTGATTAAAGAATTTATATTTAGCGTTTTTCCGAGGTCTCCTTGTTCTGCGCCTACAGCGCCATAATTGACAAACTCCTTGGGGGCATAAACATATTCTTTACCGTCTTTTACAAACGTATATATGCCAGGGCTTTCCTGAGCTAGAACACCTTCAGGCTTTTTACCAACAATTTGATACGTAAACTGTTTTTGATAATCAGTTTGTTCTCCTCTATTTGCTGCCTCTATTGCTGCTACTATATCAGCCAGGTTGGTCATAGGAGTACCTAGACCAGATCCTCTCCACTCATATCCTTCTGGAATATCTTGGATTCGTTGGTATACCTTGCCGATATTAGGATCGCTATTAGCAGGAGCTTGTGTCTGAGTTTGAGTCTGAGTTGGCTCTGGAGTTGGTGCAGGCGTTGGCGCAGCAGGTTCGGCAAGAACCTTCTGATAGTTCATTATGGCGTCGCGGTATGGGGCCAACTGAGGCTGTGCAGCAAAAAACCAATCCCATTCGTCTTTATACCCTAGTGGGTTTGATTTTGCTAAATCCCACATCCACTGGTTGCCTGAGTTCAACCAGTCTTGGAATGCTTGCGCTGCTTGTCGATCTGTATCAGAATAAGCCATTATTGCTCTTCTTTAGATTTTGATTTCTTCTTCGGCTCTTCTACAACTTCAACAACTTCTTCCCATTCAGGATTATCACGGAAACTCTTAATGTCCCCATCTTGTGTCACTACAGCGTAACGGTTGGGATCATCGTTATTAATCATCTTAAATGTAGCCATTGTGTTTCCTTTCTGAAAAGCCCCGTAGGGCTCTTTAAAAAGGACTCCATCCTTTTGAGATGGAGCCTTAGGGGTGCAAGCTTAAGTTTTTATAGTTATTAAGCCAGAACGATCAGCGGAACGCAGTTCTTGTCACGCAGCTCAGCCACGCCATACAGCGTATCAGCGGTGAACAGAGTACCCAGGAATTCCTGCTTGTACTGCGTCTGCGAACGGATACCCAGTTGCTCAACCAGGACAGAGAAGTCACGCTGGAACAGCAGAGCAACTTTGTCAGGGGTCGTAGCAGCAGTGGTGTCGCAGTTCGTAGAAACGAACACTTTCACGCCATAGATGTCGCCAAACTCACCGTTCATCAGGGTAGAACCAGTGCCCTTGAAGGCTTGCTCGGTGAAACGAGCGATACCCAACATAGAGTTACGAGCAACCGGAGGAACCACCAACGAACGACCGTCCATCGGCACATCGTTATCGTCCAGCACTTGGATAGCCTTACGGATACCAGCGTCAGCGATAGCAGCAGCGTTAGACGAGCTGTAGGTGTAAGCAGCGCCGGTAGAACCGATCAGACCGCCAGAGTACTGCTGGTTAGCAGCGTTGGAACCGTTAGCGCCACGGCCCAACTGGATCAGGCTGGTGTCAACTTGCTTAGCCAGGGCGTAGCCAGCATCTTCCGTGTAGAAACCACGCAGGCTCGACAGAGCTTGAGCTTCCACGATGTCCTCGATCAAACGAGAGTATTCGTAGTGGTTGTTGATCGACACGGCGATGTCGCTATCGCTCTCAGCAATCAGCGTAACGGTGTTAGCAGCAGACTTGGCAGAAGCAGAACCACGCACAGGGCTAGGAATGTGAACGGTGTCACCTTTCTTGCCCTTGAAGTTCATCTTCTTAACCAGGTTAGCCATAACCAGGTTCTTCTTGTACGAAGCAACAATCTCATCACTCCATACTTCAGGAATAAAATTCGCTGCGCTGGTGGTGGTTACGGCATTTGCGCCGGAAAAAGTATTTGCCATTTTATAAAACTCCTAAAGGTTTGGTTATTTAACCCTGCCCTCAGCGTATGCCTTCATAATTTCAGGCTGAAGCTGTTCATAGCGGTCAGGATCAGTCATTTTTAGCCGGATTAGGTCAGCACGGCGATAGACTTTGGCTGAAGATTCTCCAGTGCCTCCCGTATCAACGGAAGCAGCCCTTAGATTTTGTTTAAGAATCTTTTGGCCTGCATCAGCAGTTTCTTTGGCTTTTACACCACGGATCTGCTTAAAAGTGCTCAACAATTCATCGGCAGCTTGAAAATCAAATTGACTGTCTGCCATAGCAAACATATTCAATCGGATTGGAGAGGCTTTAACCCACTCCTGGAACTCACCATCTCCTACCACCTCTGCAAAATCAGGATGCTTTTGTTGAAGCATCTGTTGAGTCTGCATCTTCTTGAACTGTTGTGCAGCTTCACGAGCAGCGATAATGTCTGGATGAGTCTCAACTGCTTTTTGAACCGCTGTTTTCGGATCTTCAAAGAAGTCAATCTCTGTTTCTTGTTTAGCAACTGGTTGCTCTTTATTGAGGTTCTGCTGAATAAGCTGGTCTGCGAGCTTTCGCATCTCACCAACCTCTTGTGCCTGCCTTCCAATCAGCTTTTCAGCCTCTTGGTGCATCTTCACAATATCCTCTAGACTCTTGCCTGAGTATTTCTCAGGAATCTGTTGGACTACAGGTTCAGGAGTTACCTCCTGTTGGATCTGCTTTTGCTCTTCAGCCTCGATTTCACTCGGCTTCTCAATTTCTTCGTCAATCAATGCCATACTTACCTTTCCTGCCGAATTAACGGTTCTAGGATTCTTATAAAATGGAACGACTAAATGTTTTCCGTTCCGTTATGTTTGCGTTCAATAGCTAATTTCTCAGCCCGTTTACGCTCCCATGCGTCATAAGCTGTTGGGAATTGACCTGTAATCCCCTCTAACTTAAACATGGGTGTTGAGATTATGCGTTTAGCATCTTGTGAGCAGATTGGGCAAGCCCTTACTCGGACACTATCTTCCACATAAGCCTCGGTTACGTGATAATCCTCACAGCAGAACTCAAACATTCTCTTCATGTTGAAGCTCCTCAAAGGCTTTCTCACATATCTCCTTGCGCTGGAGAACCAGATTAAGAATATCTAACTGTCCTTTACGGAAATAAAGATCTTGTGTGTCCGTGACAGTAGATAAATCGTTTAAACTAGTCTTCAATGCTTGGAAATCTTCCATCAATAATGACCACCCTTTGGTAGCCATCATCGAAAACATCTCTTCATAGTAAACTTGTAGTTCTTTGTCCATTTGGAGAACCTTTTAGTTAATAATAACGAATACTACACCAAAATGTAGTACTTTGTCAAGCATTTTTATGCTTTTTGACGTTTATTCATCATTTGTAGGGTTGCAATACGCTCATTTGAGGCAATATCAGCCGCTTTTAGGTTAACTTGCTTCTCTTTTAGCATCACATCAGCCAATTTCAGGCGTTTATCGAAGTCACTGCTCTTGTCAATGTTCGTTGCAGCAGCCTGAATGATGTCAACTCGATGCTTTTCAGGGATCATCTGAGCCTCAATCAGGGCTTTCTGAGCCTCTGCCTGCTCCTTAGCAGCCTTGGCAGATACTTCTTGCACCTGAGCCTGCACCAACGCTTGTTGGAGCTGCTGTTGTTGCATGGCAACTTGCTGAGCCTGAGGATTAGGTTGACTCATTTTGTCCAAAGCCTGCATGAGTTCACCACGGTTGGACAAGGAACTGTTAGCCAGAATACCTTTGAGGATGATCGGGAGCACTGGAGTGTCAGGGCCAAGGGTTTGCAACAACCCAATAAACTGTTGTTGCTCGTATTCACGGGCCATAATTCCCAACACACCAGTAGGAATGAATTCCATATCCACAGACGGATAACGCTCAGGGGCAAACTGCATATAGCGGAAAGCAGCTTTCTTGATGAACGGAATCAGGAAGTCTTCCTGGAAGTTACTCAAGGTACGCTTGTACTTCTTGATAATTCCAGCCAACACCATGCTCATGCCACTAGCGCCAGCATCACGAGGAACATTGGTGGGCATACCAGATGCGTCCACAGTTCCCGTGGCCTGAAGCAGCATACGCTCAAAGTTCTGAGCAGCAGCAGCGTTGGTTCCATCCGTGCGCCCAAAGTTGAACGGCATCAGGATCTCTGACGGTGCGCCGTTGGTCAGGATTGCCTTACCGGGACGAACCTCAAACTTAGCACCACGAGGCAGTCGGGTAGCGTCCATAGCCACCATAGGGGCGGTGGTAAGGGCCATAGAGTCCAGCATGGAACGATACTGGCTGTCGATGGCTTTTTGCATATTGTAAGCCTTCTCAGCCGTACCACGACCCCAGAAACGACCAGGAACCGTATCGTCTTGATACGCTACCACAGGACGATCCTTCATCATGTATGGAGATGCTTCAGCTTTCAGCAAGATTCCATCATTGGCGATAACCACAATGGCTTCCACCAAGTTAGCATAATCTTCAGCCTGGGAACCTTCAGGGAACAACTCAACGTATTCGCCTTCTTTTTCACCTTCAAGATATTCTTTAGGAACCAGACCATAATAAGTCAACAATTTAACCTTATCATCTTGGTACTGAGTCTCATCTTGAGTAGGTTCTAGTTCTTGCGTACCATAATCAGACCCAATATCAACTTTTTTATAGGTTCCATTCTCCATCCCTTGCACGATCTTGTGCAAAGAGACATACTTCTCAATGGCAACACCCAGCGCATCTTCGATGCTGTCCGCATTGGGGTCAATCAGGAAGTTACGAGGATTCACTGGCTTCAAAGGCACACTGATGCGGCTATATTCCTCAACACCGATAGCTGCTGTACCTGCTACTCCAGGGATAGGCTTAGTAGCTGGACGGAAAGCCGTCACTTCCTTGACAAGAATCTCACCAATACCAGTTCCGTAGATCTCAGCCATGAGCTCAATAGCATCAACAGCTTTGATAATCTTGTCTTGTTTAAAATCTTCATTCAGTTTTGCTTTAATGTCTTCAACATCCAACGGATTACCATTCACATCCATGATGTCGTCTTTGATGTCAAAGAACTCACCTTGACCAAAAATAGCTTCCATAATCTCAGCGTGTCTGGTCTCAATGGCCTGCTGCGTAGCAGGAGACACTAGGCGACTACGCTCAGTCTCTTTGGTCTTATCAAGAGCATTCCAACGACCACGGAAGATACGCTCGTATTCGTCCCAGTCAGCCAGGAAGTTAGTATCTCGATAATCACGCCAACGGTTGGTATGCTCGATAACGAAATCTACCAGACCGTTTTCTTCTTCGGTTGGTTCCTCGTAACCTTCGTATTCATTTTCTTCCATTGTGTTTCCTTACCATTTAACTTTGTTAGCCCAGTAAGCAGCACTCATCTTACCTTTGGCAATATTCTTGGCATGACGAGCTTTGAAAGCCTCGTTACGGGCAGTACCGTCAGGAGAACCTTGAACACCTTGCTGACCAAAACGAATCAATTTAACTTCATCTCCATCTTTAGCTAATACAGCATGAGATTTAGTAGGGTGTCCTGGAGTGCGTTTAGGTTTGTTATAACCTTCAAACTCTTCTTTTCCTTTTTTAATCATCTTAATATCCTGCTATCGGGTCAAGAATCTCAAACTCATCTTCTTCGTAGTCAGCGTTATAGTTGGCTACAGCTAGTTGGTCCACATAACTCAGTGCATCCACTAAGTCATCATGCACACCATTGGTAGGGAACATGACGAGTTGATCCCTAAACTCAGTCCAATCTTCATTCTCATTGAAGCTAACTCGACCGTGCTCCATGCGTCCTTGCAGTGACCAGATAACTCGATCCACTTTCTTTTTGTTTCCGTGAGTAAGATCGTGTATATGGGCATAGATATTGTTCTTTCTCATCAAGTCGTTAAGATAAGGAAGCACTGCATTCTTCAATGCTCCTCGCTCAATACCGATAGCACTCGGTTGAAAGTCTCTGATAGCTTTTAGAATATTGACAGCAGTCTGTCTAATGTCCCATCTACCATGCTCAATGCTATGAACCCACCAATCACCGTTATCCAATAACTTAACAATAGCAATAGCAGTCTCATCAAGTTTCTTCTTGGCTGCTCCAGCATTCTTGGCTACATCCTCAAACCCAGCCAAGTCCACAGCAACATAGTAAGCCCCAAACTGAGGCTCCTTTGCTTCCTTGAACCACTCTTCCTTGAATACGTCAGCTCCTGCGGTATCGAAGGAACTCAGGTATTCCTGCTTAAAGGCAAAAGAACTGAGAGTCTTCTGAGCAGCCTCAATCTCCTTCGGATCAATGGTTTCATTGTCCTTGGTGGTAAAGTGCCAGCTCTTCCACTCCTCATCCTCTTCCTGCCCTAACTTAAACACATCGTAGAACCAGTTCCTCCCAGAAGGAGTGGATATAAACAAGGCTCTACCTTTTTTGTCAGACAAAGAAGCTCGGATAATCTTTTCCCAAACATCTTGCTTAACGAATGCACACTCGTCCAAGACCACATAAGTCAGAGACATACCACGCAAGGAATCAGGATTATCAGCCCCACGGATGAGAATCTTTCGTCCGTTTACCAACGTGATCTCAAGGTTGTTCACGTGACTGGACTTAATCACCGGCCTACCCAGCTCGTGGAGCAAGTCCCAGATAATCGACCTAGCCTGTCCCAGCGTAGGAGCGATATACATCACCGCTGAACCGTCAGGACAATTCAAACCCTCAATCAACAAGGTAACAGCAGACAACCTGGACTTACCGCATCGACGACCTGCTGCAACCACCTTGAATCGTTTCTTAGACCCAAATACTTCCTGTTGCCACTTCAGGAGTTGGAAATTAAGACTGGTCATAATCTTTTATTTCCACATCCGTGACATCTTCTACCATCTCAATAGGCTCATCAAGGCCAACAGAAGGGCTTTGGAGACCAGAAATGTTGATACTGATGCTTGGGGTACTACCGCCCTGCTTTGAAGCCTCAAAAGCTGAGACAGGAACAATCCTATCGACAATCAACTTCCAGGCAGCAGCTTGATTCTTATGTTCGTTATCCAAGGCAGCATCATAGATAGCTTCAAGCACCTTTGCGCTCTTGGGTGAATTCAGCATCCTGAGTTTGTACTCATTGATGATAGCCGTATCACCCTTGGGACGACCTATGACACCAGTATTCTTTTTCTTAAGGGCGACAATCTCACCCTTCTTGGGTCTTCCACGACCACGTTTCTTTGGTTCCGTTTCCATCTTTACCCTTCAAGGAGATGTTAAGACAAAAATTCTTACAGTGCCCTTATACTTTAATGTATACATTAATGTATAGATAAATAATTAATATTTAACATTAATGTATACTTTAACGTATTAGAGTACATTTAAGTATACTTTAATGCTTTTAAGTATACTCTAAAGATACTTTAGCATACTTTTATGCACTTGTCAAGCTTTTTATGACAAAAGTTTAAGATTTATTGTCTTTTTACTGATTAAGGCTTCACTTTATAGTCCCCATTAAGGGTGCACGTCTGCCGCTTCATAGTCTCCTTTTACAATATTATGTTAAATTATGTCTTCTGTGTCTATTTGTCTTTATCTTTCAATAACTTACGTTATCTTCATCTGTCCCCAATTAAATGTACTATTTGGTTACTTTTGTATACTCTTTTTTGTGTGCTTTAGGGGCTCCCGCAAAAGTAAACACTCCAGAGAAGACCCTCCCCCCTATGTAAGCACTCACTCACCTGGCCACTAATGACTCACTAGTCAGTAACTAAGTTAGTTAGCACTCACGTCACCAGAGTGCTAGTAAGTGCTCACTAACGCTAATGATAATGGATTCTCAATAAGGTTACTGACCAGTGGGTCAATAGTAAATGAGAATCATTCTCAATTGGGTGCAGGTGAGGGTCGGTGAAGGTGCTTCTAAAGGGTACTAGGGGTTTACCCTAACAATCCAGTCAAGATAGTTAACATCTAAAGTATCTAGCACAATAATGGTGCACTAACCTTGTGCATTGTCCTATAATGGTGCATAGGGCAAGAAGCGTGCCATAAAATGCACCATAAAAGCACAGTAAATTTATACATCAAAAGTATTGCAGATTATAAACTGTGACAATAAAGTATTAACTAAAATCTAAAACATAAACCTAAAGGTTCAATAAAAGCGGGTTGGCATGGTACGTGCAATATAAATAACGTCCGCAACGGACATTAACTTGCAAAGGATCAGCACCATGAACACACTCACATTCTGCACAACCCTGGATCGGGACACTCTCGATCCTATAGAATTCACTGTCACAGGTTCCCTGATGATCGGAGGCGAGCAGACACCTATCGGGTTGTCGTCTGCCAACTTTGACCGAGTGTTCGATGAGTTGTCCTACTGGACACGCCTCATTGATTCTGTCGATGTAAAATTCACAACTGTAATGTCTAACCTTTGAGGTCACCATGAAATACACATCACAAACTCAAGCGAAAACTTTTGCCACGGTGGCCGCAAACCGTCAAAAGCGCCATATCGGCCAGACCATTAAGACATCTTTATTTGGTCGCATGGTTGAGGGAAAAATCATTGACGTGCATCCGTTTGGTGTCGTTGACATTGAATTGCCCAGCGGGCAGTGCTATCGCATTTCCGGCTTGTCGTTGTCAGTTTAATTTTTTACAAAAACACGCACATGAAATCATCAATCCTGGACTACATACTAGCAATCGCAATCGGCCTCTGCCTGACAATGGCTGCTCTGGCGTATTTTGACGTTTTAACCAAGTGAGGGAAGCATGAAACAGTTTGTTGTCTACAAATCCAACGGGTCTATGTGGAAAGCAGGGACGACCATTATTGGCCTGTGCTCTGCTTATAACCATGCCACAGACCCGAGTCTGTACCTGAGCGACTCAGACCACAAGCGATCCTATGCCTATGCACGAGCGATCAAGGCTAGAATGTGTCGCATAGGGTTTGTGCATGGCACACACTATGTCGAAATGTCTAATGGCGCATTGTGGCCTCTAAAGACTTTAGACCAGTAAACATTTCAACCGATAGCCTCACGTGTGGGGCTTTGGGGTGCGATGTTGCATCACTCACTTATCAAGGATTGATACCATGAAACACTCATTCTTTTCGTTGAAATCACCGATACATTCGGAGGCGAGGCTAACTATTCTTGGGTCACACGACACAAGGTCAAAGCTTCAACGATTAGGGGTGCCATTGTCCGTATCAATCGTGATTCTGGCCTTGGGTTTCACAAGGTCAACGATTACGGGGACACCACACGATACAATAGCAAATCAGGTGCAACCTGTGCATTTGTAGAGCCCTGGGAGGATGCAACACATAATTTTTCCAATGTAAACCTGTCCCTGTCTTAAATTCAACTTGCAAAGGATATGCAATCATGAAAACAATCGATAGTAATGCTTTTGAACGTGTGCGTAATGACGTAAACGGAAACCCTCGTTATGTGTGCCATTTTCTGTCCCTTGACGTACACGGGTCTGACAAGGGTATTGGATACGGGCTGTCAGAGCGTTACGCCATGGCCTGTAAGCTTGCCAATAAAGCCGGTGGACGCAAATACCATAATAAATCTTATGGGGGTGGGATTGTGTTTCAATCTTATAGCCTGGATGAATTGTGTGATTGTCTTAATCGTTTAATGGCTAAAGAGGTGCAAGCATGAACGTATTAAACACCTATATTTTTGAATGGACACCACCGAATATGAGCACACCTGTGGACGTGACAATAGCTTTTGAGTACCATTGGCGGTACGATTCAAAGTCGAATAGTGAATACGAATGGGCAGACCCTTATATTGAGGCTGTCTACCTGGGAGATGTTGACATTATGCCAATAATGGACACAATGGTGACAGAGAAGGCCATGGATGCCTACTATAAGCACATCGAAAGGGAGAAAAATGAGCAATACTGAGCGTATAATCTGGCTTTTGGGGTCAATTGCTGCTGTGGCCTTGTCCGGGGTCATTGGTTATCGTCTGAGCACGTATTACAATGACGTGGAACACCAGGGAGCACAATCCCGATGTTATTCCACCCGGCACTCAGACGCCTATGTTGCTAAATTGGGGACAGATGAGTTTGTGTGCTTCAGGGAGGACTATAATCGCAAGAAAATCACTAAATCCCTGATTGTCATGCCAGATCGACCACTAGAATAGCCCTAAAAGCCCTTAAACGGGCCCAGGAGCGATTATTTTAAGGTAGGTAAGGGGTGGGTAGCCACTTAGCCTAAAAACGTCTTAAATCGAGGATTTTAACATGAGTAAACACACACCAGGGCCATGGTTTGGATACAAAGACCAAGGGGTTTATACTGATGAAGAGTACGAAAGCCCTATCTTTGAAACAGGGTGCGGATGCTGTTCTAAGAACACGCTGACCGAGGAGGATGCTCGCCTGATCGCCGCCGCGCCTGAATTGTTGGAGGCTCTGCAAACCATGGTCAAGGCATTCCACACATACGCGCCAAAGACGGAAGGCGCTGAGTACAACTGTGTGATCAACGCCCGCGCCGCCATCGCCAAAGCAACAGGAGAACAATGATGCGTTGTCAATGCTGTAATGAGGTTTTAACTGATTTTGAATCAACTAGGAGGATAAGACATACCAGGATTTACTTTGACCTATGCAATCCTTGTTTTGCATCCATTGACACTAACCTGCCGGTGGCTGAACGTAAAGACCTTGCCACTGGTGGGGACTTTGATGACCATCTGAGCACCGAAGGGACAGAAGACGTACTATATAATAACTATAGAGTACTTAGAAGCATAGAAGACATCAATGATTAATAAATCATTAATGTTTATTGTCTTATATTAACTTTAAAGATAAAGGGGTAACCATGGAAAACGAAAGCACTGATGAATTGATGCAATTGATTGAAGAATCATGGTATTGGTCAACGATTAATGATATTGTCGATATTTTTGACAAATACGGGATGGATAACGTCCTTGCAGACGTTGGGAACATGAAGATTCAAAGAGAAGAAGCTAAAAGCAATAAATTAGAGGAAGACATCTAATGTTGTTGTCTTTCTTTGTTTTTGTCTTAACCATCATTAAACTGTCACTTAAGTGACACTGGAGTACTTATGAAAGTCATCATGGAATACACGTTGCCAGAGGAATCTTTCCTGCTCAAATGTGCCGAGGAAGCGGTGAGCAACAGAATGCTCCTAGAATCGATTAAAAGCACCCTAGGATCGCATGAAAACTATGGGGTAGGGGCTGAGATAGCCCTACAGGAAATAAAGGCTCAGATGAGGGGTTTTAAATGAATGTTTCCACCAGCGACATGATGCAACAATGTGTCGCAAAACCTTAGGAAAAACGACATGAGCATAGAAGCAATGAAACAGGCGCTGGAATACGTTCAGGAATTTAAGTCATTGTGGTGGAAAGTTCCTACGTTTGCCAACCGCGTAAACAAAGCAACGCGAGAAGCAATTTCGTTTGCACACAACCCTATATTTCAACTTGAAGACGTTCTACGCCAAGCCATCGCAGAGGCAGAGAAGCGTCATTATTGTCCTGAATGGGACTTTCTTGAAATCACAAAGGATGATCCTGAGTTTGAGGCATGTCTTTGCTTTTCTCAAAAGCCAGATGCTTGGGTTGCTGATGTAGGCGAACCACCGACTGAGGAAGAGAAGCAAGAGCACATCACAGATGGGTCTACTTGCTGGTGTGGGCCTGAAACTAACTATACAGACCCTGAAACAGGGGCTTCTGTGATCGTGCATAGGGAGCCGCAATGAGGCAAGAAGCAATTGAACTGATTGTGGCACTCAAGGGGCACACTCTGCCTAAAGGGGCTGAAAACGCTTATAACAGGTTTTGTAAAGCCATAGCAGAAGAAGAGAAGCAGGACGTTGAGCAAAGCTCAACTGAATCGAAAGAAACTTTCGATCAGCCGGTGGCGTGGATGTGGCGTTGCAAGCCTTATTGTGATTGGCCGAACTGGTCTGTTTCTTTGAAACGTCCAGCAGACTCTGGTCGTGACGGCCACCAGCGAACAGAAGGCTACGAGGACATTCCCCTCTACACCACCCCATTGAATCCATTGGATTCAATTAAGTCCAGCAATACGCTGGACGCACAACCACAGCGTGAATGGGTTGGGCTGACGGATGAGGATGAAATTGATTGGGATGGCGGCGACTTAAAGTCCCTTGTCAAAGCCATAGAAGCCAAATTAAGGAGTAAAAACCAGTGATCCACGATACCACCTCAGAATTCGTCAGGCACATCGCCTGTGAACACTGCGGATCCTCTGATGCTAATGCTCTCTACTCAGATGGGCACACCTACTGCTTTTCCTGTGGGGTGATAGAATCCTTAGAAGAAGCAGTTGCTAGTTATCAATCTAAACCGAAGCCAGAAATGAAAACTGAAGGCGAAGTTAAACCGATCCCCGATAGAGGGATCACCAGGGACACCTGCGAGCATTACAAAGTCACTCAGACAGGTCAGAAGCATATTTATCCGTATGCTGATGAGACTGGTGCTTATGTGGCCTCCAAGGTGCGTACAGTGGCTAATAAGACCTTCTCGGTGGAGGGACATTGGGGTAAATCTACCCTATTCGGTCAATCCCTGTTCCACAAGGGTGGCAAGTACGTCACGCTGGTGGAGGGTGAACTGGACGCACTAGCGGCCTTCCAGATGCTGGGTAGCAAGTGGCCTGTGGTGTCTATCAAGAATGGTGCTCAGAGTGCCTTGAAGGACTGTAAAGCTAACTTTGAGTGGTTGGACTCCTTTGACAGCGTGGTGATCTGCTTTGATTCTGATGAACCTGGGAAGAAAGCAGCAGAGGAGGTTGCTGAAC